CGACTGATCGAAGCGCCGTTGTGCTCGACGTCGTTTCGGCTGATGCACCGTCGGATTTTTGCGGCGCATGTCTTCGGCTTGCCAGTTATAAAATTCGGTCGGGATATCGTGCTCGGCAAACTCCTTGATCTTGTCCGACATCATGTTGAGTTTCTTTTCTACCGCAGTGGTATCGATGTCGATGTTGAACATGATTACACTTCGAACCGGATGTAGTGATTTAGGAGATTTTCGACGGCCTTCATGCCTGGAGACGTGCCGCCGAGTTTCAGCAAAACAGCATTGGGGTCGAAGTACATTACGCGGCTATCCTTGTGCACAATGGACCGAATGCCCGCGGTCTGCGCTTGCATCATTCGGATTTTTTCCTCGCGAACCAGGATTGCAGTAGCTTGCTTCAACGCAAGTGGCGCCTCGGTGGGCAACACATAGCCGCCTGTATAATTAACAATGGCCGGCTCGCTCCAGCTGCCACCGTTGCCATTGAAAATCGAAATCTTGCCAGACAGATTTTCAACCTCGTAAGCACTCACGTCCAGAGTGGTGCCAGCAGCCGTTATGCTGGCAATGCTTTTGATGGGCCAGTGGCTCATGAACAACCGACGATCCCCGATATCGCGCCAGCTCTCCGTTACGACTTCCTCGGCAAATGTTCGATTGCACATCGTGGTAATGAGCGCCGAATTCTCGCTGATCATCATCTGCAGCACTTGATCCTGCGATGTATCAGACGCCGACATGCCGAGCAGCAGTTTGCATTCAGCGAGCGTAAGAAAATCAATGCTGGTGGCCGGCGTTATGATTTGAATATTTCGATCAGCCATCGGAGTCGCTTCTTACGATGTCTCGTCGTTGAACTGCTCAAAGAATGAGCGCAGTTCGAGCGGCGGGCCATCTTTGCCATCAGACATGATTGGCACCGCGATGAATTTCTTACGATCGATCCGCCAGGACCTAATCATCAGAGCGGCAGCGCCTGGCGCGCCAGCATCGCCGCTTGGTCCGCGCTCGCCGCGCTCGCCAGCCACACCGCGCTGACCCTGGCGAGCAATCATCTGCCAGCCTTCGCCAGGACACGGGCCAGGATTGTCTTGGCGGGCGATGAATGACGCGCCATTGAGCACGACAATGTCCAGCTCCTGATAAGTCGGGAATTGCGTGCCGGGCTCATAGGTGCCGCGGACGTGGAATGATTTGCCGTCGGCGCCGGGCAGCGCGATTGGCATCCAGTCGGCATGTGGCGGAGCGTGGCCGGTGTCCGTCTTCGCCTGGTAGGTACCGCCGAGATGAAACACACAATCGCCGGCATAGTACACGGCCTCACGCCAGCTCTTGATCATCGGTAGCTTGCCGTCCTTGCCGTCCTTGCCGTCCTTGCCGACCGGTCCAGGGGGACCAGTTTCGCCGCGCGCGCCGCGCTCGCCGGCCGGACCAGGTTCGCCAGCCGGCCCGGACAGCCCTATGTTGCCTTGCGCACCATCCTCGCCGTCGGCCCCGCACAAGCCGATCGGACCCTGCTCACCCCTTTGGCCCTTCGGACCTGGCGGACCCTCAGGACCGCGTTCGCCAATCGGCCCATGTGCACCGGGCTCCCCCTGCAAACCGCGCTCTCCGTCTTTGCCTGGCTCGCCCTGAGGCCCTCCAGGACCATCCGCGCCGGGCTGGCCGGGCTCACCGGTAAGCCCTTTTTCGCCGGGTGGCCCTGCCTCGCCTGCTGGTCCAACGTCGCCCTGCGGCCCGCGCTGGCCGTCGATCCCAGGCGGACCCTGCGGGCCAGGCTCCCCGTCCTTTAACGACGCCAGGCGATCGGCGACCATGCGATCGACTCCAGCCAGGCGCTCGACGATGGCGGCGCGCAGCTCAGCGATCACCTTGTCGGCTTGCGCCTGGACCAGTGCGAGCTGGCGCTGCCAAGCTGAGTCCTTGTCGGCGAGAATGCCACCAAGCGTCTCGCGCCAGGCATCAAGCAATAGTTCGCTGTGCGGCTCGATTGGCGGCTGCATGAAGTCGTCGGATTTCCCGTTGGACGTCATCGGGCGTCACCTGCGGTTTAGGCGGCGAATGCGAGCCTGGCGCTGACGGAAGGCTGCCAGGTGTATGTGATGCGGGAGCTGTTGGAATTTTGTCGGCTGCAGAAAGTGGCACGACTTGGGCTTGCACCCGCGGTTCCTCGCCGAATTGAACTTCCGGGAGTCCCTCTTCTTTGCGGGCTTCGTTCGGGCTGTAGATGCCGCCCTGAACGCCCTTTGCGAGCGCTTCGAGTCGATCCTTCATCGCCGAGCGCAACAGCGCATCCGTTGAAAATTCGACATACTCGTCGGGTTGGCCTTTCAGTTGAAAGAGCAGACCAAAAGCCTCTTCGATGTGATTGAGTGCAAAGCCTAAGCCGGTGGAAATCCAGAACTGCATGAGCGCCTCGGTCGAGGCAAATGTGTGCGTGCCGCCGAGGCCGAGCACTTGCAGCGGAATGCGAAACACCAGCGCGATGTGTTCTTCGGTGATTTTCAGAATTTCAGCGAGCTGCGCGTCCCGCGGCGGTGTCGCCCATGGCTGCACCTTCAAGCCCGCGGTAAGGATCGGCGTTTTGCCTTGATTGAGGCCGCGCGATTGCTCGTCCCACCGATCGCGCAATGCTTGCGTCTGATCTTTGTCCAATACTAAATCGGTTGACATCACGGCCGAGGGCCGCGCCTGGTTCATATAATACGTGAGCTGCTGCTGGCTGATTGCTCCGGTGACACCAATGTCATTGAGCGCCGCGAGCAGCGGCGACTGACCCCAAAGTGGATAAGGATATTGTCGCGTGCGATCGACATGCATACGCACGTGCAGCACGTCGCGCTGCGGCACCACAAGCGGCCCCTCGATCATGCGCTCGACGATGGAGTTACCATATAAACGATAAAATACTGATCCATCGATCGCGACCTGCGGCCTCGATAGCATCGAGTCCATCAGATGCAATTCAGTAATCTCAAAACGATCGTTGCGCAGCGCCAACGCATAGGCGTTGCCTTCCAGATAAAGCATTCTGATCGCATTGAGCATGAAATCCGATATCGACTGATAAGCGTTCGGATGTCGAAGCACACGCGCCAGCGATGAAGTCTTGACGCGATCGCGACCACCTTTGTTGTTCAGCCGCCAGTGCTCGCCGGGACACATGGCGATCGTCTGCGAATACGCGCCGACGCAGGCCTCGACCATTGCAGTGCGCGCCCCCGATGGCGTGATGTTGTCGCCGAGCTGCCACCAATTTGTTGAAGAACCGTCAGGCAGCCAGCCGCCGCTGACCGGAAGGTAGTACGGGCCAGGCCTGTACTCGCCCTCGACGGCTTTCAAGACGGTGCGCATGGCGCTCGCGATCAGACTGCGCGCTGTCATGAGATCATGAAGTTAGGAAATTCAGGAAATGTGCGCCGGGCGCTTACAGTCGCCCCGACAGTTTGAAGCACGTCAATTCGTGCTGGCGCACTGGCGGCCCACTCTACTCGCGCGATGGTGCGCGATGCGTCGGAGCAGCACCCATCTGGCGCGTCTTATAATCCTGCGGCTTGCTCGCCTCGACGTGCCTGATGTTCGGGTCCGGATCAGAACCATCAGCCTCATGTTCGGTGAAATGCGCACCAAGCGCCGCCAGGTCGTTTTCCTCCTGCGTCGGCGTCGGCTTGCCTTTCATACGCTCAGCAAAATCCTGCTTCATTTTCTCGGTCGCCGGTTTTGCTTCTGCCAATGCTTTACGTGCATTCTCAGTTGCGGGATCATCCGCCATGATCTAACTCCTGATTTGTTTGATGGTGGTTGCAGGGGCCGGCTTCGCTCCGGCGACCTCTTGGTTATGAGCCAAGTGAGCTACTGGACTGCTCTACCCTGCTTTATTTGTTTGATCACCAAGTGACGCTCTGCGTCCACGCAACGGTGCCGGCGCGGCGCTGGACCCAATTGAGAGGGAGTACCATACGAAGAGCCATGCTATCAGTTTGGAAGAGAGAACGCTGCGGAGAGGCGACCGTTCCAGGAGAACCACTGACCAAATCAAGCGGCGACGTGTCCTCCATGTGGAGCGTCGCTTGATCTGACATGGTCATGATAGGTGCTTCCCCTCCCACTACAACAAAATCTGCGGCATCGATCAGGATCACTGTTTTAGCAGTTACGGTCGCTGAGTCAATCAGCGGAATGCCATTCAACGTCCCGCCACGAATTTCATCGCGGAAGGGGAAGATGCCGGTGTTGGTCGCTTGCAGCAACGATGCACGCAGCATATCGGTCGGGTTGACCAAAAAGGCTGGTGTCCTGACATTGCCGTAAGTATTTGTTGTTATCGCGCCGAGCAGCGCGGTGATGTCGCCGATCAGTGCGGCAAGGCCGCCGCCCGCCGTTGCCGTAGTCGCGGCAACGCCATTGAGCAGCCCCGCGGGCCTGATCGTGGTCGCCGCATTGCTATCGAGCAGCACAGTGTCAACCGCAACACTGGTGTCTTGCTGGATCGCTTCGCGGATCAGACCCTCGATCGCCGGAATACTGTGGTCATTCATTTCGCGGGTCCATACTGAAATGACGGCCATCTTCTTGGGCACAAGCGTTTGACTGCTGAACGCACCTTGCCGCACGGGGATCGCCATGCCTTCACCGACGAACGATCCGGCAATTGTCGGTGTACGATTGCGGGTCGGGATGATGATGCGGCCAGCTCGCCCGAAGCTGAGCGCCAGACCTTTCGCCGCCAGCCGAGTCAGAATAGCCGCGGGCATCAAAAGCGGCATCAGGTCCGTGTAGGTCTGCTGCACGAGTTCAGCGGCCCAGCCAGCTACCGTAGTGATTGCGGGCGCGGACGCAGCACGCAAAATTAGGTCACAGATGACCTTAGTCGTTTCGTCTTCGCCGTAGACTTCCTGGCGCACATCATCAAACACGCGATGTGTGGCTCGCGACAGAATATTCACGGTGCCAGCCCTGACTAGATAATCGATCAGGTCCATTTCCTTCTTCTTGTGGATGATAGCCGGCGAGCTGACGATCCTCTCATGCTGATCGCCAGACGGCGCGTGATAGATGGTCATCCCGCGCCCTGTGCTCTGGCCATTGCTCACAGTCTTGGCCAGCGCCTTTTCCGAGTCGATCAGCGCCGTATGCTTTTTGGTGAGCTGACCGATTTCGGCATTCAAGTCTGTGATGGTCTGCAGATCAACGTCGCTAACATTGCTGTCATCGACCTTCGTCCACATCTCCGCCAGCTTATCTTTGCTTTCAACAAGCTTGACTTCAATGTCACTTATGCGTTGAGCGAGGCCATTCATGGCGCTGCCCTTTCCAGTTCGAGACGTATCGGCGTGCTTGCCGGTGAACCCGCGACGCGTGATCCGGTCTTGATTGCCGTGCTTGGCGAAAACCAGATCGAG